CGAACTCGTAGTTTCGAGCAAACGCGAGCCACGGTAGCTTGTCGCGCCTGTCGAAGAGTCGGGTCGTGCCCGTCTCTTCATTATACAGCGCACTCACAGTTCGTGGATGGGAATCACCCGGGAGCTTCGCACTCGCTACGACGTGCTCCCCTGTGGCGGCAGGTACTCCGAGTTTCTCAGCTACCTTGTCACGGTAGACGATAACAGGCTTGCATTTTAATGTAGTAGTTTTTTCACCAGCCAACTCCGGTGCAGGCTGAGCAGTTGTTGACGGAACTGAAGGTTTCACCTTCAAGAGCGCTGCGCCTACAGAGCACAAGAGCGCTCCGATAACAATCCCGAGGGATACCAGCTTCACTCTGAGCCACAATGCTTTCCCGTTCATTTCGGTTCCTCCCGCCTATCTTGTTTAACAGTGGTTGGAATGTCACTGTCCGCGATGCGTCTATCTCCACCGACAGCAGCCCAGAATCGAGGATAGTACGTCTTAAGTAACTCGTCACCGAAAGTAACACTGCACCAAGCAGTTGTAAAAGCGACAACGGATACAGCTGCTTTGACGTCGTATTCAGTGCCATCAAGAAGAAGAAACGACCATGCCGCAGAGGCAATCAGCATCACTAGATTAACGTATCTCTTCGCTGGGTTTGGCAAGTTCGGTGAGTGGATAAAAACAATCCGGAACGCGAGCGCTGTTCCGAGAACCAAAACAGCGACCAGCAACACGTCGAGTGCACTTCTGAGAAATACATCAGCCAAATTCAGAAGCCATTCGGTTATCCGTTTCCACTGCTCTTCGGTAAACAGGTTCTTGATTGTTGCGATGATGCTGTTGATTATGTCCACAGTCTGTTGCCTCAGTTACGTTCAGTTATACCCAAAGCGGCTTTGACAAGTGCGTCTGTGAGTGCTCCGCAAGCCGGGTGTCTTCTGTCTTGAAGGACTTCCCAGTTGTATATAAACTCAGGTTCTACAACGATTGTGACAGGTGTAGTTTTATCTAATATGTCGATGATATCTTCATCACCGTTAATATCCCCGGGGTAGTCAGCAACGTCCGGACGATCCTGCCGGTACCAACCTTCTTTAACCCCTCGTGATGGTGGGAAAATACCAGCTAGTGCTGCCTGCACTACCTCGGCAGCACTTTTCCCATGAGAGGAGCCGGGACAGTACAGTGTCTCGCTACCATGCTGGCGCTTGCTTGCGTCGCTGTTGAAATGAACCTCGCACACAAGGCTGACATTGTTCTGCGTGTTGACCCATTTAACTTTGTCTGACACACGCCCCGTGGGAACTATATCAACCATCATTCTCCCACGAACAAGGTTTGCGATCTCAGAAACCCACAGCACAGCCTCATCGTGCTCGTAGTGGTCGTTGTACCCAGCCCCCTTTGCCAACGGGTGGTGTCCTGCTATTAAAAGTAGCATAGCTGTCTCCTTTAACATGTCGCTTCGATTGCGCCCATCGTTACCATTGGCGTCGCTCGACAAGCCCCAGTCACGTCACGGTGCTCATCAAGACAGTCAGTCCTGACGCTACACTGACCGGGTGCTGTCAGTGTAGCGTCAGGGATAGTGTTGTGCGGCTTTTTACCACACGCAACAACTATCGCCAAGGATAGAACAACTACAACGATCCCGTTTCTTACGGGCCCCATTTCTTCCTCGCCCACGCTTCGATCATGTAGATAGCGCGGCTACCCATGTGACCTGACACGCCAACCAGTGCTGCGGTAACCAGAGGCTTAATTCCAGAAGCCTCGCATAACCAGAAAGTGATTATGCCCGCAAAGGCGGAAGTCATGATTTCTCCGACTAGCTCCATAAAGTTGAACCTCTGTGTACTCCCCTCCCGTACACGTTTGATGTAGTTGACGGCCCCGCCCCATGCGGCAAGTGCAATAACCCACAGGTATGTGAGGGCCGTGTATGTAGCCGGATTTTTAACGGCTGCGTATGTGGCGGGGTCTTTCTCAGGCATAGCGCTCGCTCATATTAACTATATAGCTATCATCATGATTCTAACATCGCGGTTGAGATGACCTTGATCGCGTCCTCGATTCGGGCGAGGCGGTCGTGAAGTTCGAGGTCTGTGCTCATGGGCTACGTTACGTTACATCGCCGGTTTCGTAACACGGCATCGAAGATTGGACGTGCCTAAATTTAATGCTCCGGCTGTGGGGTTTGTGAATACGGCAGTGACTGTGTCAGCTGCGGAGACGTAGCCAGTGAGTGTGCAATTCGCTAAGCCGTTTACAAACGACACCTCAACAAAATCCCCTGCCGCAGCGCCCGGTACTGCTATAGTCGTTGATACGTAACCCCCCGCAGCAATGGCTCCGGTAGCAAAGGACACGACGCCAACCAAAATCTCCGGCCAAGTCAGACCGGACGAAACCCAGTTATTTTGATTTGTTCCGAAGGTCTTACCGTGAACTGTAGAATACGTACAGGTGTCGGCATTCTCGATGTCTCCCGTTATGCTGGGCGAGACAACGCGGCAATACTCGCAGTTACTGAGCTGTACCTTTCCGCCGATATTGGAAACATGCACATTGACGTAGCTACTTTTAACGGTAGCATCCCCGCCTATATACAACGTGCCGCCGGTAGTTGATCCGGCTTGGTAAAGTCCACCGCCCTCCCACACCAGACCGACGCAGCCAAGCAGTGCGGCGTTAGCCTGATTGGCCCCGAATACGTGCGCATTTTTTATAAAATTAGTTCGCGCGCCGGCCGGGGCGGAGGTCTTAGCTGTGCCATCTATGTAAAGCCCGTATTCGAGATTATTCCCAGAAGCGCCCCCGTAAGTTGATAGCCAGATATTTTCCAGGGTAAGCCCACTGGCATCTATGGCGGCCGTTGATGCGGCGGACAGGCACGCGCCGCCAGTCGTGCCACTGGCGGCGATTATGGCTAGGTCTCGAACGTGCCCGGCTGAGCAAATGATTTTTATAAGGCCTTTTGTACTTGTGGCCTCGGTGTAGTTGCGAACTAATATGGTATTTGACATTCCCTCCCCTAGGAGCATCACTGGGGCGGCAATATCGTTTGGCTTTGAATTGAATAACCACGAACCGGCAGGGATTATCAGTCGTCGATGCGTTGACGCTACAGCCGCAGCGAGCGCGCTATTAAACGCCGCAGTGTTATCTGTCGCACCGTCGCCCACCCCGCCAAAATCCTCGATACTGATATGCCGCCGTAGCATCGTGATCACCGGCACTGCTATTGCACCCGTCTCGGCGCGGGTGGCCGTAAGCGTCGTCAGCGCGGCGTTGCTGGTGGCGGCGTCCAGCACCGTCTCCATGAATGATGATCTGATTAAGCGAAAGTGTCCTGCCGCGGCGTTGTACTGCATAGTTACAGGTGCGGTCGTTGTAAGAGAGCCAGCAGGAAGTGAATCTCCTGTCGCATTTAGAATACTTTTTACCCCAAGCGTCGCAACGTTAACAGTGCTCGCCCCAGTATTCGCCGCCCCCGGGAGGAACGTCACTTTCATGCCGTCTGTATATGCGGGTGCGGCCTTCTTTAAGCCGATCTGCGTGAGTACATAAGTATTCGCCGCTCCGGAATCAGTATAAAACGTGCCATTCGCGACGTAGCCCGCGATTGCTTTCCCGAGCTGATTGAGGTCAGCACCGCTGAGGGCTATGCCTAACCCCTCTATGACGTTCTGAATCTCGCTCGGCACCTGGTTCCACTCGCTGGCGGTGAGAGTGTTACCAGTGATCTTATCGTTCAAGTCTTGCATGGCGTTATACCTGTTGGAAGATTATGTCGCAGTTAGCCGGCTTCAACCGGCGGAAAAGACACTCAAGGACAGTTACAGCACTGTCACCGAGTGTAAATGGGAAGGTGAGCGGAAACCTGCTCACCGCAGCTACCGTAAATGAAACAAGAATAGTAAACTTCAATTGAGCTCCAGACGGTACGAGATACAGAGGGAATATCAGCGGGAATTCAGAATGACGCATAAACGATTCAACAGTTACTGTTATTCCAAACAAGCTCCCAATATACACAAAATCTTCAACCGTCTGCACACCTAGAGCAGCTAATTTGAGAACAACATCACGACGACGCTCTACTAGTGCCCCTGTCCCTGTCAAGCAAGAATCCGGGATGCCTAGAGCCTTCTCCCACTCGTCAATGAAGTACGTCGTGACGCTCGGGGCAATATCATTTTGATAGTTACAGAGATGACCATCGGCGATAGTCATCTCATGAGCCAGCCCGAGAAGAAACTTTCTCAAGTTTGACGAGGCGATATTCCTCGATGAAAAGAGTCTGCCACCCGGAAGATAATCAGCTAGACGTTGCGCGTGTGTTTCGCGTGTCAGAGTCTTTACAGCCACGTCACTGCCCCCTTTGTAGCAATCAGAGTATCACTGATTGAGATCGTTCCAGATGGGGCTGTTAGGGTAAACGACGAAACGCGCTGCCCAGTAGTAGTATCAACCGTGTTGTAAATAACCGATCGGTAAGCATCCTCAGTCAAGTCGTCACCAACGCCGAGCTCTTCTCCAAACAGTTGAGTCAAGGAATTTTCAACCGCCTGTTTCATACTAGAAGTATCAGGTGAGATATCCGAGAAAGTAAAATCGACAACGACAGCTACCGGAGCCGATACAATCATGTCGAGAGGATCCGTGTTGGCTGGAAGTATCTCAAGTAGCTTGTTGTAGACGTCGAGAACTTCAGCCCCACTCGGGATCGCGGGTGTGTCATTGTCGCGCATGAAGTAGATAGTCACCTGACCAACAGCGGGCGTTATCTCCTGAACAAACACCCGAGTGACTCCTGCTACTTCTTTCGCTTTCGCTTCAATTGATGCTGCGTTGAATTGAGCTACAGGATTCTGCAGGCGCGACAGAAACCGTGACCGAAGGTTATCGTCTGTTTCAGAATCGGATCCACCTGCTAGTGTCCCGTATGAAACAGTAGCAGTATTATCGATACCAGCGATGGGCGTCTGAACGGTGAGCTCTACTCCAGAATCTTGATTCCCAGCTAACCCGAGTTCAAGAGCATCCACCGTGGCGTAAGCAGATGTAGCTGACGCTGTGATAGACCCAGTCGCTGGAGTGGCGGGAGAACCAGAGACAGGAAACGTGAACGAGTTTGGACCTGTGACAGTTATCTCTTCTGTGACGTTGTACTGCGTCTCATTGGCGCCAGCAATCGTCGCACTGACTCCTGATGCTAGATTATGCGGACTAGCCGTTACAGCAGTTGCTACTGTCCCGGATCTAGTGAGAGACGAAATTACAATCGCCGATAGTGAGATTGTAGCATCGCCAGCTGTTTCATATTCGATTCCGTCAGAACTAGCGACTACCGTGCCCGCTGGAATAACACTGCTAGCTGTTCCAGTGAACACAATAATCCCGCTCGCTCCAGTTGCTGGGAGACGCGTAATGCCCCAGATGGACGCCCACCGAACAAGATATTCGTCTGTCGCAGTGTCCGGAATAGACTGCTTGATGCCTTCTTTCAGCTGTAGGTAGAAGTCGTAGATACGACTGGCGATGCTGGTGACGATAGAACCTATCCAGCTGTTACGCAGGAACGGATTCGACCCCGGGACTTCGCGCAGCACAGCCGTCTTAGCGCGCTGTATTACCTCAGTTGACGAGGTGGGCAGATCAAGTGGCATTTCCTGTGCCCTCCCATAGCTTGTAGAACTGCGTTGAGACTTCTGAATTCTGGCGTGTCAAAGTAACTGTCAACCCAGCTATAGTTGTGTTTACTATCACGCTCTCAGCGATGCCATCTTCAACCAACCAGTTCAACCCTGCGAGCGCTTCAGCGGTGATCCCGTTTAACGTCGTCCGCGTGATGCGTGCTTGTTCGTATAGCCACAACTTCGACCCGATCTCAAAATCTGGGGTAGCAACATTCCCAATCCAGCCACGACGCAATTCAGGAACGGGCATCTCTGATTCAGCTGCCCGTCTCTCACAAAACAGGCTCATCAGAAGAGCTGTATCCAGTTGATCCGCTGTGGCTATATCCCCGTTGGCATCGAGCCTGAAGTCATACTCGTCATCTGCATACAGTATAGCATCTGCGCCCATAGTTATTTAACCGTCCCAGTTATAATGCCCGCTCCAGCAGCGCCTGTATCCGTAGTCACAGGAACTAGCTCAGAATTCGCGACCACCTCATCGATGATCCCCTGACACATAGCCAACAACACAGCGTCTCGGTATGTCTGAGTTGTAGCCCCGTTGCTGCTTTGCACAGCGGGTACCGCAGCGATAGCCGCTATGACTTTAGTCATCATCCCACTCGCAGTCATAGCCATTGTCACATACTCCCTTTAACTGTTCCGCTGATCATTGGGTGTGGTGCTCCAGTGAAAGCACAGATACAATCTCCCTGCACGATCCCTTTCACAGCAGCCCCAGTAGACCCCTTCACCTCAACTGTCGCACCAGCATCAAGAGTAATCTTGCCCGCGGCTGTAGCCTCAATGTTACCGGCTGCGGTAGCTTTGATATCATTTGCTGATACCGCTTCGATGTCCCCGTTCGCCTTGAACGTGACAGCACTCCCGGTAACAGGATTATAGAATGTAACCTCGCCGGAAGCTAGAACAGCTCGACGATTCATACTCGTTGGGATAGCTACACGACTATCTAGCGCCCCGTTCATCGCCAGCATGACTGCCAACGAGTTGCCATCGACATTCGCGTGCATGCCGTACGGAAAAATCATGATGCAGTCAGCAGTCTTCCCGAAATACTCAACCTGTTGAGTAGGGAACTGGTCGTCATCTTTTCCTGCTCTAACGACACTAGCCCAGCGGATCAATTTACTGACTAAACGATTCACCTGTGACCTCCGTCTTGGGCTGACTAAGTGAAAGCTCGAAAGCGTTTGGCGGCATGCACATAAGCGTTGTAGTGCTGCCCCCAGATTCGTCTAAAGAGAAAGCGACTGCACTGATACGCATATCCCCTTCAATACCAGCGAATTCATCCACTACAGGAACTAACTTGTTCACAGCCCACAGGGATCCACCCGGGGTTTCCCTGTGCCCCTGTACCACGCAAGAGTACAACTTCCCTCGTGATTGGCGAACGTTTGCTTCCCACTCCGCTCTTGCTGTATTATCCTTGGACGCGAGGGAACTCTCCGGGGCGAGTGCTAGCTGACGACTGCGCCGCACGCTGCTATCAATCGCGTAGCCACGTTGATTAACAATGTGGCTAGGGACAACTATGCCCGCCTTGGCCAGCGCCACAAGGTTCAAAGATGATGTGAATGTATACTTGTAAAACCTCGCGGTGGTGTCATAGCTAATTGACGACGAGAGCACGTTGTTATCAACTGCTCCAACAATGTTCTGGATGGATCCTGCTGACCTGTCTGTGCCAGCGCGTGTGATAACAATGTTACCGTCACCGTCCGATGTAAGAAGAACCTTTCTCTTCTTCGCTAGCTTCTCGAGGAATTCAAAAGCGCCCTCACCAGGTTCAGGAGCAATGAGATCAGTTGCTGTCTTGAACGATTCAGGACGAGCTAAATCGATAACCTCGATTTCAGCACCGACGTCCTTGATAGCTAGTTGAATCGCTCGCTTGAGTGTAATCGGTGGAAGAAAGTCCGAAACACTACGCAGTGTTGAATCAAGTAGATCGCCTGTCTTATCACGACCAGCTACGGAGATGGTGTGGGACGTAGACGAGTATTCGATATCCACTCGTTCAATATGCCCTGTGACGATGACGTCATCGTTATCAAGAACACGACACGCTTCACCACCCTTGAATGGAAGAACTTCACCAGCGACGAGTGACGTACCAAAACTAAACTCTCGGCACAGCGCATCCATACGGATGTTAACACCGATGTCAGTGAAGAAGTTATACTGTACCCCGTTAACTTCAAGAATCATTCTGTTAACACCTGGACAGTACCTGACAAGTCAGACACGTTGCCACTGTTGAGGTTAGCGATAGCCTCACCTTGTTGATCATCACCGTAGTATTTGAAAGCTAACAAGCGAGCTGTCGTTGGGTGTGTTCTTACATCGATAACACGCCGAGCCGTTAGTTTAATTGAATCGAGAAGTGTCAGTGCTGCTTCTCTAAGATCCGTGAGTGCTTCTCGAGTCTCAGTGTCAATGCCGTCTCCATTTATCACAGAATGATACTGTTCTTCCATTCTGTTAACAACTTGATCCACGTCGTCAAC